TCAACGGGTTCACAAGAAATTAAACGAGGCCCGCGACTGTCTTTAGGCACAAGGAGAACCTTGGCGGAACAGTCTTTGCTTGACAAGGTATTAAACTTGTCATAAGAATCGCAGACGTGTCCAATAGACGAGCAAAAATACTCATCAAACGGATATAGGTCTGTAATCCTTGAACTAACATTAGTCCACTGATACTTCTCCCAGAGACGTTGCTTAGTAGCAACGACGCCGGGTCCGTGTCTAGGAATAATGTTGGACGCATCAAAGCCAGAAAATACTTTTGAAAGTAAGATTCTGGCTCTACGTGCTATTTCGAGGTCAGTGCGGCATATGCCACGTTGACAACGATTATTAGCAATACGCTCCAACAATTCAAACATATGTTTGAATCTAGGAGTTTGTTCAGTCAATTCACGTTCAGCTTCAATAAACTGATCGAGAACTGCTTGTTCTTGGTCGGCAGTGTACGGGAGTTCATACTTGTAAAACAAGAAAAGAACTTGCCGTAACCACTTGACGCTGGATACACATGGCTCTAGAAGGGGTCTTCCAGAACGATCCAGTACTTGTTGGAACAGCTCACCTAGAAATCTAGGAAGCTGAGTGCCAGGTAGGGGTTTGAAACCCAATTTGACACAGTCCAATGATGTATCGGTAGATAAAGCCTTATCGAGCGCTTTACCTAGTTTAGGAAGAGTTTTCGTTAGAAAACCCAACCCTTCTTTAAGGCAGCGACGTCTGACCTTGTTTATCGTCAGACGGGCAGCCCGTGTGTTGAACACAGCCCCATGCATCAATGAGATGTCATGAAGCAGTGTAGCGATGACTTTAACTTCATCTAGGCTCTTCTTGGTTTCCATAAGGTAAACCTCCTAGAGCATGCACTCACTTCATGACAAACTACCACGCAACATGCCAAAACAAAACAAGGCAATATCGCGCGATACGTTTCTCCCTGACAAACCGATTGGCCAGACACGACGAAACTTTCGAATCGTCAAAGTGACTGGCAACGTGTCAGATGTTACATTCGCGGTAGGAATTAATCGTGAGAACGTCGAGCTTCCGGACGAGATAATCGCTCCCATCTCTCTTGTAGAGATTAGGAACGGTCGCGTACGAACTCGACGGGCACAAAGATTCCATCGACAATACTCAATAGTTATTTGAGCACTGCGAGAGTCAGAAACCATTAACCATTACGTAGCCACGACTTGTTAAGTCGTGGCTACGGCTCTGACCTCCAACGGAGGCTAGGAGC